AGAACCTGCTATTTATCCCGAAGAAGCATATGAAATGGGATTAGAAGAAATTGCTTTTTACACCGCCCCACCACAGCGCACATGGGTAGGGCTGACGGGTGAGGAGATTAAGAAAATATCCAAGAAGCACAAATGGCACGAAAGTAATGTCGCACCTCATTTGATGCCTGTATACAGGTCACTTGAAGCCAAACTCAAGGAGAAGAACACATGACTGAAGCAGAACAAATTATGAAGCGCTGTCAGGTCGGTACGCGCAACTACGATGAAGCAAACAACCTACACGCTGCCTGCTATGGTCTCATTGGCAAGTTGTCGGCACAACGTCAGTGGGTAGGGCTGACGGATGAGGATGTAAATGGTTTTGTCGGACAGTATTGGGGCGATGAATACATGAAGATGCGCTCAATGGTGAGAGCCATCGAAGCCAAACTCAAGGAGAAGAACACATGAGCTGGATTGACCCAACGCTGAAATACTTCAAAGAATTGACCAGGCCCAAGACGATCAACGAGATCATCGCCAAGGAACTGCGCGAGGCGGTCATCAAGAAGTTGGAGGCCGAGTCGGCAGTCGAATATGCGGCCTCTATCGTTACTTACAACGTGGAACGCATCGGGCGGTTACAGCGCAGACTCAAAGAACATGAAGGCGATGAATGATATTTGACCGTTTACTTGTTGCCGTTGCGTGCTGTTGGTTGGGGATGGTGGGTTTATTGCCGATAGACCCACCAGTTCCACCAACTCCAGCACAAATGCAAATGCAGTACAAATTAAAACAACTCAGCAATATTTGCGACAAAAGAAAAAAGTCCCCCAAAGTACAGGAGATGTGCAAAAAATGGAAGTCCTCATAACCATCGCAGTTTTATTTGCTGGCGCAATCATCGGCATTGGCGTTTTATTGGCAATGCTGCATTTTTACGCCGATTAAGCAAACATCCTTGTCCCTGATTTGTCAATAATCAAAGCCATTTTCCGTGGCGCAGTGACCGAAGTATTGGGTATGCTGACATGGGTCCAGCGGTCAAATTCCCTGATAACTTGGTCATAAGGCAACCCAGCTTCAATAATCGCCCTGACAACCTCATCGGGTTTCATGCCTGGCACTCGAATATCAGCCGCGCACCCACGCCGATGTTGACTGGAATCTTTTGAACCCACTGCATCATTTACGGCTTTTGACCTGAACGCAGAGTTCACGATGATTGGTTTGCCGCCAAGCACTTCTTTGACCTGCTCCAAAAACTCAGCCAAGCGCACCAAGTTCTCCAGCTCGGCATCGTTGGGAGTGTTGTCCATGTTGCGTTGGTCAGTGTGGGTCAGTTCATCAAGTGTGAAGTTTGGGGATAAGTTCATTTCATGCTCCTCATTTGTTCGTATTGGTCGATGCAGGTGTTGAGATTGCGGATGGCTTGGTCGCCTCTGCTGGTGATGTCGACAAGAGCTTGAGCAACTCGTCCGTCAAGTTCGGCTGTTGTTTCTGTATCTCCGCTGGCAGTGGCGATATCTGTGGCGGCTTGTAAGGCGCACTGGGGGGCTTTGACAGCAACCCGCAGGCTGATAGCACCAGTGGCAATATCATCACGCAAACGGGTCTCTTTAATCTTTGCAACATTGTTTGCCTTTCGTAGTGTCTCTGCATAAATCTGCGCCACCTGCGCCATCGTTTGCTCAGTTTCCCTTGCCTTCGCATTCAGGGCAGCAATCTCCAGTTGTTGGCGTTCATACTCGTTCAATTCGCCAGTGAAGTACCCAACACCAAAGCTACTCAGCACCGCCATGACGATGCCAAGAATCACCCAAGGATTAAACAGACTTAACATCATCGGCTTTCATCATTGCGTCTGTTTTGTCTTTGCTGGATTTGCTTGACCCGTAAAAAAACGAAATGATAGTTGCAACCGCAGTACCTAGCAAAAACCCAAGAATGATGTTTGCAAAGTCTCTGCCACCCTCTGGCAATGGGATAAAGGTCACGCAGAAAAAATAAATCACTGATGCCGCCGACCAGAACCAAGCAAAGTAATAAATGAAATGCTTTGCTGTTTTGTCATTTGGGTCTATCTGCATCTCGCCTCTCCTTTTCAATTTCTCGCCTAAGTTTTTCCACCTTAACCAATTCTTGCCGCACTTGATTTTTGGTTTCAAGAATATCCACATACAGCAAGCCCAACAAGGGCAGCAACAACCCAATAAGCACACACCCAAAAACCCAGCCCATCACATCTTCTGCCACCGACTGACGAGGGCGAGCCACAGCCAAAGGTAAAGGAGGAATATAAAAGTCGCCACTACCCACGCCACTTTTAGATGCAGGCTTCTTTTTTCTTGGCGGCGTTGCCATGCCATCTCCTTGTCTTGCCTCTCCTTTGCAATCCTAGCTTTTTCCTGTTCATCGCGTATGACACCACGCATTTCAAATGTCTGTGTATACAGGTTGGCGAGACCAGGCGTTTGGTAGACCATGATTTCCCTGATGGTTACTTCCAGCTTTTCCATCTCTTGCTGACACATGATGCGATTCATGGCCGTTTGCATCTGCTGGGCATTGGTAACAGTTGGGTCATAGACTTTTGCCTTTTCCTCCTCAGCCCTCAAGTATTCAGCCAGCTTGTCTTGCAGTGTCCAGAATTCTGTGAGTTTGGAAACAATATCGGCCATTGCTTGTGATTCGTTGTAATCAACAAACTTTGTTGTCTTTTTCGCCACAGGCTTGGGCGTGGTGGTTTCTGTTCCAAACAGTCGTTGCCACCATGACTTAACGGCTTTGGCATCACTGGCAATTTCCTCTGCGGTGGACTTGATTTTGAGGAAGTTGGATTTGCTTTGTTTGTACAGGTCGCATAGTTTTGTGATTCCTTGCACACAACTATTGGCGGCGAGTAGCAAACTGATCGGATCAATTTACAGCCCCAGTATTTTTTTGACCAACTCACCAGCAAAGCCTGGCCCCAGCAACACAGCCGCAATCACCACATAAAGCAAATACTCAATGCGGGTCATGCGTTGCGAACCTGAAGCAAAAGACTTTTCAATGGCGGCATATCTCTCAGCGCAAACCGCCTCATGCACCGCCAGCCGTGTGTCCGTATCATCAGCCATTACATACCCTCGCCCTGCACGATGTACACGGTGGATGCGGCAGAGGCCAAGCCACTGAAGAATGATGCACGCCCAAAGCGCAAGACTTCAACAGCACCAGGCACTAGTACGATGGCCGAGGATGGCGTACCAGCAACAGGCGCAACAGCATTAGCCGTAGCAATTGCCGCAGTTGGACCATAACCCAGAAACACGGTGTTTGAACTGGAGTTAATGATGCGATATTGCCCTGTGCCTTGTGCATCAAAACGTGCATCAACTAATGCTTGAACGCCAGTTGGCGCACTAGCCGCCGCAGGGATAACAACGGTTTTGCCAAGTGGGGCAAATGCAATTTGTGAGTTTGTGGACATGATTTCTCCTGGAGTTAGACGCCGAGATTACCGGCTGCGATAAATTCGTCAGCAACAGGGCTGATGAGCGAAATAACAGCATATTGTCCCATCGTGCTCAACAGGCCAGAATATGAGTTAAGGGTGGCTGCGCCAGCAGCCATGGTGACTTTGCCAGCACCACCCTGAATGATGGTGCATGAAAACGCCTTGCCAAGACCTGTTGCACAGGTGATGGTGACAGCCGAGCCGCTGGTGCAGTAGATCACCTTGCCATTGTCAGCAGCTGACAGCGTGCGTGATGCGCCTGCTTCGGTAATGATTCCATCAGGACTCAGAATAAAAGCTGGCGCAGAGCCTGGTAAAAAAGCAACGGTTTTTAACATAATGGTTCCTTAATCCCAAATGCGGTACGGTGTACCAGATACAGTTATTTTGTACGGCGTAATGGCTTCTGGCAATTCGCCGCGCATATTTACGTGCCAGCCGCCAACGTCAGCCATTTCAGGGTACTCCATGCCTTCCTCATCGGTCAGCATGACCCTTGTTGGCTTGTAAATTGGCCCAATTACATCAGTCAAGTAACCTTGACCATCAATGTTGTGATTGTTGAATTTAACCCAAACACCAGTACTCAAAAAAAGACTGGTGGCTGTGGATTCGTCTGGAAATTTCAAATGAATGTCGGCTGGATTCATGATGTTGCCTTACTTTGAAAACGCTTGCACTTCTGCGTTAATGATTCGCTGGGGCCAGTAACGAACATTTTGAAGGTGTCCATTCAGATAGTTTGTGCCGTCAGAGCCTAAACGTGCCTGTGTGACTGTTGGAATGGTTGCCGAGGTGTCCGTCACCGCAGCACCACCGTTTACCGCAGCAGCGCAGTTATCGGTGTTCCATGCAGCGCAAAGGTTATAAGCCGTGTTTGCAGAAATAGTGCCAGCGTCAATTTGTGCTTGTGGTGAGCCACCATCAACAATCACCAACTCGGGATTTGTTGTGTCGCCACGCAAAGTAATTACTTCATCAGCAGTTGCATCATCAAACTGTAAAGCTGGTCGAGTGCCAAAAACGGTGGATGGCAAAACACGGGCAACAACACCACCAGCACCAGCGCTGTACCAATCGCTAAAGTTCGTCCCTGTCATTGTGGCAACATCAGAAGTGCGTGTGACTTGGGATGCTCCTGTTGGAATGTAACTGGTTAAATAGCCAATCTCCCGCTGCGCCCCCCAGACGTAAACGCCAGAGGTTCCGTTGCCAGTGTAAGTTGCCCCACCTACAACAGCTGTATTGGAGACAGGCATAAACTGAATTCGGCTGGTTTGGTTTGCAGGTGCAACCACCGTCATTGAACAACGCCGCCAACCGTTACCAACATCGATGATGGTTGGATTCAATGCGGCTGCTTCTTTATAACCAACGGTCAACGTGTCAAGATTAAAAAATGCTCTAACATTTCCTGGAAATGAGGGAAGCCAAATGCCAACTCCAGGTCGGTCGTTGTCGGATTTCTTGGCATAAATTGAAATCGTGTAAGTGGTGCCAGAAACCCAGGTAACGTCTTGCCCGAGGTAATGTGTTGCACTAGCGGTTGTGTCTTCAACAATCTTTGCGCCAGTATTTGTTCCATCTGGAGCTGTCACATATGTTCCGCTGATCGTTGCGCGAAGAACAACCCACGGTAAAGTGCCGCTGATGTTGCCGCTTCCAAGAAGCGTATTTACGCTAGATGATTCGATCAGTAAACCTTTGCAAGCAAGCGTCAAAGGGTCGTAGTCAAAACGCGGAATGTCTGCGTTAACAGATTCAACAAGACCAGACGAGTTGGTAACAGTGGCAGTGTTTCCTGATCGCAAAAAGCTAATGCGTGGGTCAAGTACAGCATTTGTAAAATCCAAAGAAATTCTTGGAAGTACTCTCTCTGTTGCTGTGATGTTAAAGGATGGTGCCATCATTACATTGCCCCAATCACAAAAGCTAACAGTTCTTCGTATCGAATTCCGTAGCGGTTGCCAGCAACAACAATGTGCTTTTTCTTGCCCGTCTGGTTTCCTGCTTCGTCAATTAAATTTTCAAACTCATCGCCCCACTCGTCGTAGCAGAACATTCCATAATCGTCTGCATTCAGACCTTCAGCTTCAAATGCGGCCTTAACATCTTGGGCAATTACACCAAAATGAATCCTGGCTTTATCGCCTTTGGTTTGAACAGCATCGTTCCACTTAAACGCTTTGATTAGTTTCTTGATCCGTAAAGCAACAGCGCGTTCTGCATCTAACAAATCACGGACTTGTTGTTTTTCACGACTGTCGGATGTATTGATTATCGCGTTGCCAGCAAACACCTCAGACCAACGAAAAGCAGCGCGTCCAAGCGAAATGCTGTTATCTGTCCAAGGACGTGGTATGCCATCGCTTTCTAGCCTAAAACGACTGCCGGCGTTTGTGCCAAACGTCATGGTGTTTGAGCCGTGACTGTACTCAACAAAACCGACATTATTGCTTGCCGTGTCTGCAAACCGCACTCCGGGAAAACCACTGTCGTTGGTTTCAAGCGTTAACGAGGCTTGAGTTGCGCCCTCTACCAATAAACCCGCAACTGGCGTAAGTGCAGATCCGCTTGTGGCGGCTTGGACATGCCATTTGGCTCGCAGTGCCTCTGGTTGAATGGCTACGCCAGCAACTTCGTCTGTAAACCTTCCGCTAATAAGTGGATCGCGTAATGTAGACCGAGCGTTAGAAATAACCAATTTATCATTAAGATTGGTTGGGTGACTTGCACCTGCCAACGCGCCAATAATGACGGCATCGGTTGCGTCAAGAACTTCGTCTGCCGCACGATCACCAATAATGACGGAATCAGAAGCGTTTTGAACTGTCCTGCCCGCTGCATATCCAACGAACGTAGCGTTTAATGAGTCAAGACAATCTCGACCAGCCTGATCGCCAACTGCGGTAATAAAATCAGCAAACACAGCTTGATCCATTGCAAGCGAACCAACAACCGTGTTAAACGAACCAACAAAATTCTGGCCTGCTGCGCGATACCCAACATAGGTATTGCGAATGCCTTTTATCATGTGGTTGCCAGCATTACGGCCCAGCGTCGAGTTAAACGACGTTTCAGTTTCACTCGTTGGATAGGCAGAATAGGCAGCAATGCGCGCACCAATACCGGGAAAATTTGTTTCAAGACCAGCAGCATCCCAACCCGGCTCACCGGGCACAAATGGATTATCTGGCGGTTTTCTCCACCAATCGTGTTGATAAGTCACAAGCCATGCTTGATCTGGCGCTCCTGCCCAAGCCATAGACTCACTACCAATAACAGTGTTTCGATTAACGTTGTAGGCGTATGCCATCGCGTTACTGCCGAAAACGTTGTTGTATCCCCATGCGCCTGGAGTGCTACCGATTAAATCACCAAAAACAACGTTGTAACGAATGTTTTTTGTATAGTCGTTAAGTTTGCTGCCTGGTGAAAACACCACGTTGTAAGAGCTGGTGATGTAGTCCGTGCCACGAGGTGGTGGGTAATTTATGCCTTGAACTTCGCGCTGATAGGTGTCAGGGTTAAAAAACGCAGACTCGCGAGCAGGGTTGTAGGTAAGTTGAGTGCCACCTGTTGACACACCGCTGGCAAGAAGTTTGCCTACCCCGTTAAGGTTATAGTCTGGTGCGGTGGGGCCAACGTTGTATTCGCCGTTTGGGGTTACGTAACCGTAATCACCTGCAGAAGTTTTTGCGGCATTGAAAGCACTTGTGTCATTGGTTATGCCATCACCCACTGCTCCAAACTCTTTGACGCTGACACCAAAAGCACCCGATATATCACCAGTTGCTTTTTCAAAACTATATACCAGTGACCCATTACTATCCTGAACCAAGATACTAAAGTCAGCGCCATTGACGTAAACCTGCGCTGGTGAACCAGAATTTGAAATGTAGCCATTAATTGTGCGTAATGGTTGAGGCGCAAGTATTGTCAAATTTCTATCAAAATACACATTCACTGGGTTTGTCTGCGGAGACAGGTTTTGCACGCCAATCCAGATGTACCCATCGTCCAACGGCTGTCCATCAGCACCCGCAAATGCTGGGAATGGTGGTTCTACTGATAGTGCTGACATTTATTCATTCTCCTGTGTAGCTTGACCAGCTTGGATTGCGCTTTGTAAAAACTGAATTCTCGCATCAACATTCTTTGGTAAACCAACTGCATCTGCAAATTTGCTAAATGCAGGCGATGCGGCTGCTCTACGTAGACTTGCGGCACTCTCACCTTTGGTCGCAGCTTCTATTGCAAGACTTTGGAAACTTTCATCAGCAAACAATTTGCCTGCCGACTTCAAAGCATCTTTGTTGCCCTGAGTCAATGCGCTTGTGATAACTGATGCTGCTCCAGCCAGAATAGGACCACCAGTAGCCGCCGCCCCAGTCACCACGCCTTTTGCAAGCGTGCTTTCCATAACCTTACCAATCAGACTTTCAGCTTGCATCCCTTGTAAAAGTGCTTGATTTGCTTTACCTGTTGTCAATACGTTTGCCCGTGCTTCTGTGACTCGCTTAGAGACTTCAAACAAATCCCTGAGTACATCTGCCGAGTCTTTGCCAAGCGTGTCCACAATGGTCTTAAAAACAGGTGGGTTGGCTCTTAACTTGGGGTATAGGTCAGCAAACTCAGAGAATCCAAAGCCACCTTTTTCTGCACCTCTTGCCGATCTAGTAACCGATGCCAATGCTGTTGCCAGTGTTTCTTTGCGTAAATCATCAGGTACAGTTTTCAAAAGGCGGTTAAATTCTCCAGTATCACCTTTGGCGGCACTGGTAATCGCTGTCCGCATCTTGTTGGCAACGCTACCTTCAATATCTTGACCAAATGCATTAACGATGCGCTTGCCCAAGGCTCTCTCTTTGGCATACAAAAGATTGGCGGCTCGTAATTCTTGCCGCAATGTTTCGCCACCAACATTTCCAACATTGGTCAGTTGATCGTCCGCTAAAGCCGCATATAGACGCTTTAAATCAGCTTCAGCCATACTGCCATAAGGCGATTCCAGCTTATTGATTGCGTTGCCAATTAACTGTTTCTCACGCTTCAATCGACCATAGGTCACATTGCCAGCCTCAATCATCTTCGACAAATTACGTTCTGCTACTGACATTCCAGCATCGCCGACTTCAGCTTTAACTGCATCAAGTGTTTCTCGCAGTTTTGGCAAATCAACCACAGTTGTCTTTGGCACTTTTTCATCGACTGAGTTATATATTTTCCCTGCCGCAGTGTTAAGGTCTGAACGAGTCTTGGTCAGCGTATCTTTAATTTTTTGCGATACCACACCAGGCGCAACAGCACCCTCGACAAAAGTTGCATCAAACTGCTTGATTGCATCATCTGCTTTGTCAACAGCTTGGGTTACTGTATTACGCCATGCGGCCTCTGCATCACCGCCAGCAACAGAACGAGTCAATCCAGCCGCCGCCCTTACTTGTGGGTTATCGCTGAATACATCAGCAGGCAATTGAATGCCAAGGCGGTCTGCGGCTTCTTTTGCTGCCACATTGACCTGCGCCAAATCAGCCAATCTGTCCCTTGCTCCAGTCGAACCAAAGCCAGTACCTGATGCTTTTTTGATCAAACTACCGACTTCTTCTTCTGTTACTTCTGCAACAACTGGTGTGATTGCTGGTGCGGGTGGAATTTCCGCTTGTGGTACTGCTGGCATTGCTGGCGCTTCAGCAACAACTGCCGCAGGCGCTGGTGGTCGGCCTGTAACCCGCTCTACGCCCTTTTTAACAGCCGTTACTACTGGCGGGACAGCTCTTTGAATAATCTGCCCTACTGGACCTGTGGCGGTTGCTACGGCTATTTCTGTTGGGCTTATCTCACCACCAGTTGCGGCTTGTGTGGCCTCGATTGCCGCTTGGGTCAATCCAGCCGTGCCAGCCGCACCAGCAAGTGTGGTTGCTCTACCTGCTGGAGTAAAAGCAAGCAAACCGCCAACAGCACGGGGAATATCGCCCATAGAAAAGCCAGGCGGGATTACATATTCTTTTTGGTCAACCGATGACTTCAAGATGTAATTGCCCTTCGCATCCTGCCGCACACCAAGTTGTGGGAAGTTGGATTGCAAAATCTGTACAGTCTCTTTTGGGTTGGACAGCAAACTGCCAAGCGCAGACTTGAAACTTGCCACACTCATTTGATTGAGTTCTGGCATTCCAGTCCACTCAGGCAATGCTTGAGTCTCTGGTGTAGCACGGGCACGACCAGTTACTGATTCAGCAATGCCCTCAAAAAAGCCCATCTTTGGCGGTTCTTCTGGTGTTGGTGCGCCAGCCGCCTCCAATACACTTTCGGTGGGTGCTTGTTGCTGTCCAGCACGAATTGCCGCTACCCTAGCTTTCAGTTCAGGCGAATCAGCAGGTACACCATCAGGGATATTGTTGATGGTAATACCGTCTTTTGTCGTTATTGAATATGGCATATCAATAATCCACAGTTACATTGGGCTGATTAGCCGCTGGTGGGTTTATTGGCCCCCTACCACCACCAACTGGTTCAGGGCCAAATACGTTGTCAGGATTGAGTTTGTAATTTGTGACAACAGCACTCAAATCCTTTCTATCTTGATCGGCTTTTTTCTGTGCAGCCTTAAGGTACTGCTGTGCTAAATCAACATACTCTTGACGCTGTTTAGAATCTAAGGTAAATAATTGACCACTTTGCAATTTCTGCGAAGTGTTAAGTAGTCTTTCATAAAGACCAGCAGTATCTCTTGCTGTCGCAAATTCTGTTTCACGCACCACAGAGCCAGGATCAAGCATCTTCATAAACCCAGTAATCAATGCAATATCGCCTGGCCCTGTTTTAGCTTTTGCCGATGCATTGATGTTGGAGAAAGTTGTGCCAAGTTCACCATAAACTTTTGTGCGAGCCTGAAATTCTTTGCGTAATTTTTCTTCTTGCTCAAAGATTTTTGCTGGGTCAGCACCACCAGTTTTCTTAAAGTTTTCCAACTCTAAAACTGCTTTTTTGGTCTCGACTCCAAGTTTGTTTGTCCTTGCCAGCACTTCATTTGTCTGTGCTTTTGTCAAACCTAAATCTGAGGCACGTTTAACAATGGCATCAACTGCTTCACGCTCTGCATATTTAGCTTTAACTGCCGCTTGTTGTGCCTCCGCAGTGGCTTTTGCAGCATCAGCGGCGGCTTTTTCATCTGCGTTTTTGGCTGTGGCTTGTGCTGATGTTGCATCAGCCACGGCTTTATCAGCTTTAGCTGCAGCTTCAAGTAATTCACTTGGTGCTTTTGCTTCTGCCCTTATTGTGCCGAGTGTCTTATCAACATTTTCAAGGTACTCTTTGCCACCAGGCAACTGAGCCATCATCAATCCAATCGTGGTTTGTGCTCCAGTTGGATTCAGGTCAATCAGTTGCAAATATGTTTCTGCGGCTTTTGCATCGTTTTCACGACCAGAATTCCTCAGCGCAACAGCTTGATCTTTTAAGAGATTTTTTGCAATCTCTGGTTGGCCCGCCTTCAGAGCAGAAAAAATTTGCCCTGATTGTGCAAGTCGTGTTTGTTGTTGCTCACCAGTCATCATTTCAAATGATTTGCGAACACCCTCAGCCTGATCTTTTGGCAAGAATGCAGTTACCCGCGCATAGTCTTCTGCTGTTGCATTTGGGTCTTTAAAAAGATTCTCTAAATCAGTTTGTTTTTCTTGTGCTTTCACTAATGCTTGGCGCTCAAGTTCACGCTTTTGCTGTATTGCTTGAATGGTTGCCACATCTGAACCAAGTTTGAAACCGCCCAAAGCTGCCTCAAACGGACTCTGCACATCAACTGAATAATTGATCGGCTGTAATGGATTTATGGTTGCCATGTTTTATCCCTTAAAACCCAAATCCAACACCTGCTTTGCCACCAGCACCATATTGGAAACCAAGCATTTGAGCAGGCAAGTTGAACAGTTGGCCATAAGCCTTGGCCTCTCCCAATGTGCCGCCAGCCCGTGCCGCACCTTGCTGGGCAAGTAAATTCGACACATTTGTGCCTGTTTCCATACCCGCTTCACCAACTCCTGCGGCTGATGCTTGCCCAGTTTTTACCAATCCACCCAAACGCCCATACTGCTGCTCGATCAAACTGGACAGTAGTTCTGGCCTGAATTGAGCCAATGCGCCTTGAATATTGCCACCCCTCAAACCACCAGTGGCTGATGCCCGTTGCAGTAATGCTTCCTCACCCTGCTGTGCAAGTGTTTGGAAAGTCTCACCGCCACGAATGCGCTCAATAGCGGCTTGCTCCGCTTCTGGCCCTGCGAGGCCAAGAAATGCTTGCTGTGCTTCTAAGGCAGGTACACCAGCTTCTGTATAAGGCTTCAATAAGGCTTGTAAAGCATCAAACTGCCTGCGCTGTTCTTCGATACCAAGTCTTGCTGATTCAACTTGTGCGCCAGCCGCGCTGCTTGCGGCTTTAGCTTGCTGTGAACTGCCGATAAGTTGACTTCCACCTACTACTAGGGCTGTTATTGGATCAGGCATCGCCAAACTCCTTTAAATAATCTTCTAGCGTTTCGCCATATAAAGCCATCACATAATGACCGTGCTTAGTAGCAAAACCAGCCCCATGCACCAGCGAGACCGCCATCAAAATCAAATCGTAATATCCAGCTCGCCACATAAACGACTTGGCATCCGCCTGTTTATTGCGCTCTGCCGTGTCCGAGGCTTGCCACTTAAGAATCATTGTCGCCAGCAAGGGCGTTAAATGGTTGCTGTTGCTGATAAAAAATGCGTTCTGGTGCATACCCACCAGCGTGTTCCAAATGGCCGCATTCAGGTCTTCTCGTGCTACTGGGTCGTTATCTGCTACGTCATCAAAGACTTGGATTGCGTCATAGACCATTACCAACCACTCAACGGCTGGTTGGGGAAGCATAAAAACCTTGGTCAGGTTCTCTCGCAGTCCATCGGTCATGCACAACTCCTATACAGGGCAGGCCGCTGGATGCCAGAACTCAGCGACTGAATTTTCGCACAATTTGACAAAAGGTCAATCCTCATATTCTTCGTCTTCCCAAGCCTGACAAACCCGCATATCGTTGCAGATAAAGTCCAGCTTTTCGCAGTGACCCCTAAACCCTGCGCCTTTGTCATAAGCTGCCATCGGAATGCGCTCAATCCGTACTTGGGTCATAAAACTGTTGTCGTAATACTCGCAGTTAGAGCAATGTTTGCGTCGTGCGTCTTTTTCATCGCATTGCATCGCTTCTGCCAGTCCTGCGTAGAATTCCTTATTTGCGCCAGCCTCATTGGTGGGCATTTCAGGACCATAGTTCCAGTCAGCCACCGCAACCGCATAGTTCTTTTTGTTTTGGGCATTGGTCAAAAACTCCTCTTCCATCGGCAAGCCATTGAAGCCCCGTGGGATAACCATAAATTCTTTCATGCTGTACTCCTTAACTGATTTCTCGGCCTGATGCTCGGATGGTCAGGGATGTTGCCGCCCCTGCGATTGTGGAA